CTATGCCAGGATTTATAACTTCAATAGAATCAACCTTACCATTTATAATATTTGGTTTGAANTTAGCACCGCTTCCTTCTGGTTCGTTNCATGTAAACTGTGCTTTGACTGTTGCTTCTGCACTAACACCTGATCCTTTCTTTCTCATCAATACGCCAAGGATCTGTCCTATNTCATCAACGATAGGTAATGCTTTGATTGGACTGGTGGACTGCAAGTTATCCCATACCATTTCTGGGAAGCATGGTTTCTTGTTTAATATAGAGTTAGCACACTGTACTGCTGATGATGCTACGTTACCAGATGAGTCATAGAAATTAAGATCTTCAAATTTCTCTAAAGGTCCTCGTGTATCAAAGTTTTTGAGTGATAGTCCAGTTGCTACAGTCCAGTTGCTACACCAGCTGCACTTTCAAGGTCAACAAGTGCACCACTAGCAGTGTCAAATATTTTCTTCACGCCATTACGATCTACTGCAGGAACAAATCCTTTGATAGGTATGCCCTTACCAACGATTGATACAGCATTAGGAGGTTTGACTTTATATTGTGCAATTTGTTTTGCTGCTCCTTCAAGACCTTTTGGTTTTGCACCAAGACCAGTCTCAAATACTGATGCACCAATAGCACATGATAGTTCTCCATCACAAAATAGATCTATAAAATCACCAACCTTGTTAAGTAAGTTTTGTATCTTCTCTGTTGCTCCTTTGATAGCACCCGTAATACCTTTCAATATACCCAATGCACCCGTGATAGCATCCATGAGTTTCTTCATGATATCACCAAGAATATTTTGTACAAGACATAGTGCAGTGTCTAACACATTTTCTACTAGATCTTTCAATAGTCCTTTTATAAAGTCACCTAACTCATCTATTAACTGTTTGAATAAACATGAAACAAGATCTCCAACACTCTTTAATTGATCTCTGACTGCAACATCTAACTCAGGATCTGGCACACTAAGTTTTTCTAAACCTTCTTGTACAAGTTTGTTGGTTTCTTCCATGACCACACCCTTGATATTAGCAGTCAATCCAGTTAGTTTCTTTTGTATGCGTTGTTGTACTAGATTAATTTCGTAGTCTAAATCAACGACAGCACCATCTAATTTATTAACAAATTGATTGATATCATTCTTCTCTATACCACGAGCAAACTTCATAAACTCTGCCATAGGTGCTTCTAATTTAGTAGCAGTCTCTGATCCACATTTACCATTACCAACATGGACTGTTACCTTTTGTTTCTCGTCTGCTAACTTTTGCTTTTCACTCTGTTCTTTTGCTGCACCACGTTCGTTTTTACTATCTTCTGTTCCCTCTTCTGTTTTATGTCCTGCATTATTAGTTGGTGCTTCATCTACACCTGTCTCTTCATTAGTTTGAACTGTACTACCAGTATTAGCTGCAGAACTACCATCACCAGTATGGTCACGCCTTTTATAGTCAGTTGATGCTAGTCTTGCAAATCCTTCTTCTTTACCACCAGCTACGCCATAACTGCTAGTAGGATTCTCATCACTGATTGTTCCCATGACAATAGGAATCTGTGCAGATGTACCATCCATGAAGAATCCAACAACCCAACTGTTAAGTTGTAATTGGTGCACTGATCCAATACCAGAACGTTGTGAGTATATGGGTGGCATCAATACCTGTGCCCATGGTAGATCTGAGGTAGGTAACTCTTTTCTATTTGGAGTATGATATCCTATAATTCTAACCTTAACTTTATTAGTCCAGTCCCAATCTCCATAATCAAAATCTCCTGCACCACCATCTAGATCAGCATTCCAGAATTTTGCACCATCATTCTCTACCTGTCCAACCCACCAGTTGAACCCTTCTCTACCTATAAAATTAGCAAGACTTTCCATTATGATTCCTCACCATCTGAGTCTGTATATAATGTGATTTTAGATGACATTTTATCTTCACTAGATTTGAATGTTCTTTCAACTCTACCGATAACATATTTACCAGAGGTTGCAAAGTCTTGCTCTCGATCACTCGTACCTTTATATACATCTAACTGTACTACCTCACCTATCTCTAGTGAGTAATCTGCAACAAGCTCTACAACTACTTTTTTACCATAAAATAATTTTTCCCTTAAACTGGATTGTGAAAGTTGCTTTGTAAATCCCTGTGTATATGTGCCTTCGGTAAACAAAGCAGAGTCAGATAATTTGGACATAATTCTAGTATATGTTACGTTGGTATCAAATCCCTTGTAAAACTCTGGTACTCTCCTTGAGTTCATTACACTAACGTCTTGATAATATTTATTGATGCTAAAAGGATGTTGCTCAAATTTCATGTCTTTTATATCTAATGTCATCACATTACTAGAGTATGAACCTAAGTTCAATCCTTTCAATAAATCAACTGACGTTTCAATAGTTAGTTTATCTAAAGCAATGATACCTGTATCTTCTTCATCTTCTAACTCTCCACCCTCATGTCCTACAACCATTCTCACTACTGGTTCTTTACTGGCAAATGAATCGTATGAAACAAAATTATATCCTGATCTTGTCTCATAGAAAGCATATCCTGCAGTTGCATTCTTACCACTACCTTTTGCAGCTGGTATTGCCTTGGTAGCTAACCATCTTATTGCAGTAAATGGATTCCAGTACGGTGATACGAATGAGAAATTATTGACACATGGTTCAAAGTTTAATAACTTAGATTCATCAACACCAATCAAGTCTATCATTATTTCTTTTCTCACTACCTCATGTATTTTTTTACCTAAACCTTTACCAAATCTACGTGATATTTTGTTAGCAGCGTTGTTTAAAAAATCAACCCTACACATCATCAGTACTGCAGATGATTTACCACCTATATTTCTTCTATCTTGTATATCGTATATAACAAAGTCTCCTCCAATTTCAGTTGCACCTTCACTGTCTCCAATACGAATAAACACGTTCTCCATACCTGTTAGTTCAGATATAAAACCAGTCTCAGTATCTGTAACCTGTACTTCCATAAGCATAGTAGCAGACATGATATCCTCAGTGTATTTTACATACAACACTTGATTAACTCCAATGGGAGGATAGTCCGCAATGAAGAATTGGTAAAGATTAAAATTTGACTGAGTATTAACTGACATTAGAATTGAGAAGTCCTGTTATAGAGATCGAGGTATCCAGATTTTTTGATCTTTGGTTGAGCAAGTTCGCCACCCTCTTGTTGCATAGGTGGTGGACTTGGTGCACCTGCAGCGACAGCAGCACCAGTTCCTGCAGCGACATCAATTTGTTTCTGTGTCTTGGCGTCAGCACTCTCTCTATTCTCTTGTATAGTTTTATCAGTCAGTTCAGTTAGGTTAGTTGTCTGTTCAGTTTTTGGTGCAAATATATTTTTGATACCACCGAATGCTTTCATACCAAGTTTCAAACCCATACCCATGGGTGTCATAGCAAATGCTTTCTTAGCTATACCACCTAGTCCATCTTTACCCATCTTACCAGCTAATCCTTTTGCACCCTTGAGTAAACCTTTGCCCGCATTGAATGCCATACCCATAGGTGTTAGACCAAACAACTTAGATGCCATTGATCTAGTTTTCTTAATAGGTTGCATAGCTCTGCCTGAGCCATCACCCATGCCTATACCATCAGCAGTTCCTGTATATGGTGCACGTCTTCCAAATGTAGGATCTCCCGATGCACTTGGTAACAAATTCTGTTGTGGTGCTGATGGTAGTTGTGGTTGATCTCCACCACCTCCTGAGTCTCCACCACCCATTTTACCCCTGACAAAATTAATTGCCTTGGCAAGAAGACCACCAATAACACTTCCTCCCTTCTTATCATCTTTCTTATCGTTATCTTCTTCATCGTTAGCAACTTCAGCACTAGCAGCACCTAACTTGAATGAATTAGATATCTTAGATATATTTCTATTCAATATCTTAGATGCTTCCTTACTTGGTGCAGGAATCTTCTCTAATAAATCTGTCATTGCAACAGCAGCAGATTTAGCAGGGAGTGCTAAGGCATCCATAAATGCCTTCTTCATCTTAGGATCTATTTCAAGATTATCTTCTAAATCTTTCTTGACCTTTTCTTTGACATCTTTCTCACCTATTCCTGCATCTTCTAACTTATCTACCTTTGGTATGTCTCCTGCTTCTTTTGGAGGTGATACAAATCCTCTCGCTTTATCTCTATTTTCTTTGAATTGTCTTATCCTTTCTTTCTTATCATATATTGTATTACCTTCAGCATCTTTACCATATGCAGCTACAGGGTCTGGTACGAGATTTGCAGCTGGTAACGCCTTTGGTGCTACTACTGGTTTGGGTGTTACATCAGTTGCAGATACATCAATGGTCTGTTTAGACGCAGGAAGATCCATTGCCTTTGTAAGGGCACTAGGATTAGCGATGAACTTGGAAAGTCCAACACCCTGTTTCGACATAGCTGGAGGTAATGCTTTCATGTTACTTGTACTTCAGAACGTAGTTGGAAGTTTTATCCATAGGACCTATCTGCAACTCTATTGCTTCGTCTATCTCATGTTGATCCATCCATTTATATACTATAACTTCTTTAGGTGGCATATTAACAGGAACTACTCTTGGTGCAACAACCACATTTCCTGATGAATCTTTTGATCCTTGTGTTACTGGTTCTTCATTTAAAGTCTCTTTTGATCCAGATCCAGATGGTGCTGATATTGCACTACCTGTTCCAGATGCAGTCTTAACAGCACCTGATGATTTTGTTTCTGATGTAACAGGATCAATATTTGGGATCCATTTATTTTTACCAGGTTGCAACCACTTATCATTTTTCTCATTGTTTTCATAATCAAAATGTACTGGATCTCCTTCACCTTGCCATTCAAACCCAAACTTCTTACCTTTCTCTCTCATCCATTCGTTTGCTTTTGAGTAGAAGTCAATATCAATTGCCCAACCTTGTCCATGTGGTGACTGTCCTACAGGTGCAGGATTTATGGCGTTCTCATCGCCCGCTTCAGCTGCATTTATCAATGCTTGTTGCTGTTCTGGACTTCTATATGAAGATGACACACTCATAGGCAAGTTTATACCATCTTTTGCTGCACGATTTACTGCCTTCTTCCATGCCTTCATAGTCGGTGGATTCAAGATGATCGGTCTCCCATACATATCCCTACTAGGATCTGGAGCTGGTGCTGCTCCAACTTGGTCTTCTGCTTTCTTTTGACCTGGCAATACGCCCATGTCTTTAGCAGCAAGTGTTGCATCAAGTCCTATGGATATAGCAGTTCCTGCACCAGGTATCATAGATGCTGCACCAGACATAGCTTCAAGAGCAGCACCCTTGAAGTCGCCCGCCATCAGTCGTTGTCCTGCAAATAACAATCCTGCACCAAGACCTACAAATGGTATCTTCTTAAGTAACCCTTTACCTAATGCTTTTGCACCTACTTTTGCTACTGCCTTACCACCTAGTTTAGTAGCGATCTTCTTAGATCCTTTCTTTAACAGTGCCATTGATGCTTTCTTTGCACCCTTCACCAACTTAGTACCTGATGCTGCTACTTTTCTTATACCTTTTCCTGCCTTTCCACCATATTTTTTTAATAACTTAAGACCTTTACTACCAGTCTTTTTAAGGTTCTTTAGCATCCTCATAGGGTTACCCATGAATGATCTGGTTGATTTCTCTGGTGTCTGTTCTGTAGTTTTAGTTACTGGTGCACCAGTTGCAGTTTGTTTTTTGCCACCCCACCATACTAATGGTGCTTTCAATCCAATAGTTGCTTGTGGTTTTGGTGTCTCTGCTATTCCAAATATACCTTTTAATCTATTTGCTTCTGCTATTACACTAGCTTTAGCAGGAGATGGAGGTAGTGTTTTTAAGAAACCTAATGATGAACTTATTATTAATGATGCACCTTGTTTGTATATCTGTTCTACTGACTCACCATAATCTTTGACTGGTTGTACAATCTCTGGTTCTTTTTCACCAACCTTTGCAATAGTCTCACGTTTAACTATACCACCTTTCTCTAGTGCAACTTCTGGTTTCTTTTCGTATGGTAAGTTTCTCTGTTGTGCTACTTCTTTTATTGCTTCTAGTACTACTTCTTCATATTTGTCTTCGTTCTCTGGTTTCTCTATAGGTGTTGTCGTTCCATATGATTTATCTACAGCCTCTACAGGTATTGGTGCTATAGCGGGAACTAATTTTGTATCGTCACTAGATTCAATTGCACCAGCTATCCCAACAGCAAGGTTCTTTGCTGCCTTTTTGAAAAAACTAGTAATTACGGAAGTGTCCATTAGCGTCGGTTTTCTTCAGCGATGCGATCTCTCTCCTTCTGGAGATGAGTTGCTAACATGTTCACATATACTTCCCGTTCCCACGGGATCATATTTTCTATATCTGTCAAGCTATATTTATGGTGTTGAACGAGAGAAAAATTAGTTTGGTAGAAGACCATGATGCCCTCGTGGAAGAGGGCTATGCGAAAAAATCAGATAATCCTTCCAGTACTACCTCATTTGCAACTTTAGTCTTAGGATTTTTGACCTTCAATACATGCTTAAGAGTTGGCATGGTCTCAAAAAATGCTTGTATCTTATCAAACTGTGCATTGGTTAATCCTTCTACCCACTTCTTTGACTCCTCAACAGAATCTGCAGTGTAATCATCTTCACCCACATAAACTCTCTTGATACATTTAGCGACTAACTCATATGCATCTGGTTCTTCACCTATGAAGTTGACCTTAGTAAAGTAATCTAGATCAGGATACTTCATCTCGACAGTAAGATCATCATCTATTTTAATTACGTTAGTATGTCCTTTGGGGAAATTGACTTTGACATCATCTACCATAAATTTTACATCCACAGTAGTCTCTCCATCATCAGCACACGTAACTTTCATCTCAATCTCCTCACTGATTGATCTAGCACGTATCTGTAAAAATAAGTACTCGATATCAAACAGTGCCATGTCCTCTACTTTGATTTTTGTATGCAGACAGTTCTGGATAGTCTTAGTTATAGCGTCTAATATTTGTTCTTGGTCATCGTTCTCCAATGCCAATATTAATAACTTTTGTTCCTTGACTAGGAATGGTCTATACTTTACTCTCTTCTTTGTAGAAGGGACTGTCAATGTATAGATAGGCGTTGCAATCTCAGGTAATGCCATAATTTATAATTTCAGTATATTATATAGTAGCTCAACTGAAGGTCATTAAATGACTATACTCGTAGTAAAACCCAACAGTTGCCTTAACAAGTTGTGCAGGACCTGCAGAGAATGGTATTGATGCTACAGTGTATGGATATGCTTTTACAAGTCTAGCATTCCATGGGTTTTTGTAGTCTCCATTATCTCCCCCTAAGTCTTTGGGTTCTCCTTGAGGTGAATTATATTTTTCTAACTTACTGATAAACATATCACATGCATAGTCCTCATAGTAATTAGATGCGAATGCTCTCTTATATGGTTGATCGTCATAGAAGAACTCAGGATTACCACCAACTCCATTTGAGGTGAAGTCTTGCCATGCTCTAAAAAATCTTAATGGTAATGATGTACCATCCATAAAGAAACTAACATCTAATTCATTATATACCTTTGCTGTTGCCATCTTTTGTGTGATACCTTTATGCACTGACTTAACATCAAATGCTGAGTATGTCACACCTGGCAACTGTATCTCATTGCATAGTAACTGTAAGTTTATTGTATCACCATTATCTGTTAGTTTTAAAAACTCATCAAACACATTATCTTTAAAAAATTTCTCTAACCTTGGTGTTGGTTGAAAAGAAAACTGGTATAAATTAGACGCAGAGATACCACCAGACTTGCCGATAGCCTGCATGAAATTCTGTAGTCCTCTTGCGGATGCCATAAATAACCGTATGGTTTGTTATATGTATTTATGCTGAATTTTAAAAAAGGAAAGTATAGAGTGAAAAACTATAGGAAATACATGGGTGACCCCACTGGGGTTGTGTATCGTTCTGGTTGGGAACATGAAGTAATGAAGTGGTGTGATGCCAATCCNAATGTGAAAAGATGGTGGTCTGAAGAGATTGCTATACCATATANAAAGCCTACAGATGGNAAGTTTCATAGGTATTTTCCTGACTTCTATTGGGAAATAGTTCAGGACGGAAAGTTAAAAAAATATTTAATTGAGGTCAAACCCAAGAGACAAACAGAGAAACCTAAGAATCCACGAAGCAAAACTTATTTGAAAGAATGTAAAGAGTATGCAGTCAATCAAGCAAAATTTATCGTTGGTAGGGAGTGGGCATTAGATCATGGAGCAGAATTCGTCGTCATCACAGAACGAGACCTCAAGATTCGATGGACTGGTAGAAAGTCTAAAAGGAAGTAAGATATCTAATTCCAAACTTAGAGACGAGGTATTTAATCTACTATTAGATGATGCTACTGAGTCACCTAGTGCAGGAAAGTTTTATATCTTTGAATACGATCCTAAATTTGCAGACAAATTGAAGGAATGGGATGCATATCCTATCATATATGCTATGGAATTTAAGAAAAATAATCTAATTGGTGCAAATATTCATTATATACGTACAACAAATGCTCGATTAAAGGCACTAAATAGTATGAGTTTCCCTAAAAAAACTTTACGTCAATATATACCTAAAAGAGCTGATAGCATCTTTTTTGAAATAAAGGAAAGTGAAGTGCAATTATTAAGTACATTGCCTCTAGAAAAATTTCATTACAATAGATAATGTCACAACAAAACACAGTAATTGAATATCCCACTGGTCTCTCCTCGATTCCTTATGCTTCTTTCTTGCAGATAGAGAAGTATAGTTATGATGAAGCACAGAAAACAGTTGCTAAACAATTTAACGATGCTTTAGGATCTTATAATAGAAGTGTTATATCAGATGTAGTAAGAACTGGTGCAAATACATTAGCAAAGGCATATGGATCTGGAGCTCCAACAGACAGTTTTACTGACTATGCGTTAAATGAATATAAAACAGAGAGTAGATTAATAAGTACAAGAGAAACTTCTAGAGGAACAAAGAAAAAATATTCTGGTAGTAGAACAATTAATATTACAGATCCAAACGTAGATCCAAACACAAGAGTTAAATTAAAAAACGGTGAAGTAACAACAGTAGGTCAACTCTTACAAAAGAAAAAAGAAGCAGTAGATAAGAAAAATAAAGGTTTGATGTCATCTAGATGCATGTTACCACTACCTAATGAGTTTCAATATAAGTATGGTGCAGATTGGAGTAACGAATTTAAACTAGGAACACTAGCACTTGCAGCAGATGAAGCAGGAAAGTTTGCAGCAGTTGCTGCAACTGGTGGAGTTATCGGTGGCGGTTTGCAGTTTGCTGCAGGAAAACTAAGTGCAGGAAGTAACGTTGCTAAAGTTGGTGGAGTCGATCTTACTAAGATTATTCAAGGATCAGCACAAGGTGTTAAGACTGCTGTTGATCCTATGAAAGTAAATAGTCCGTTGAATCCAAAAAACATTGCAGGATTAGCAGGACTAGCACCTAACGAAAACTCTATACAGTTCTTTGAAAGAATGCAAGGTAGAGAGTTTGGTTTCAGATTTGAATTAGCAGCAAGAAATAAAAAAGAAAGCAATAGAGTCATAGAAATAATAGAGTGGTTTAAACGTGGCATGCACCCTAACTCAAAATCTGGTAGAGGTAGTGCAGTCATGCTTACATTCCCAGATGTATTTGTATTGACTCCNAAGTTTGTAAAATGTGATGAGGACGGAAATGTAATNGGAGATCCAATACAACATCCTATGATGCCTAGAACAAAACTATGTGCATTGACTGGACTGACTATAAACACAACACCATTTGGTCAATTNCAAACAGTGTTTGATGGTACGATTCCTATTGTCACAATGGAATTAAATTTCAAAGAGACAACAAAACTTACACGTGTGGATATGGAAGGTGCTTCTTANACAGACAAGAGAAACTCAAAGGTTATTGCAGGAGTAGATGCAACTGCTACATCAGAGGGTGGATTTATTGCAGATCAAGACAAAGCATTTACTGGAGAGGTATCATTCTAATGTTAGGGAAATTACCAGACTTACTATACAACTTCTCGTCAAAACCTCTTGACCCAGATTTTCTAGTAGTCAAAAATATATGGAGACGTGCTCAAATTCTTACTGAATATAAAGCACAGGTTAGTTTATTTGTAGAAGATCAAGTAGGAGATGGAGAGAGACCAGAAGATGTTGCAGTAAGGTTGTATAGCAATCCATTTTATAATTGGACTATACTTGTAATTAATGACATCACTGATTACTATGCACAATGGCCACGATCAGTTACACAACTACAAGATTTTATAAATCAAAAATATGATAATGCACAAGCAACTAAACATCATGTAACTACAGAAGTAAAAGATTCCAATAATAACATTATCGTTCCTGCAGGAAAAGTTGTAGCATCTAACTTTCAAGTAGCATACTACAATGGATCTACTACTGTTACTGCAAATCCAGTAGTATCAATAACTAATGCAATGTACGAAACAGAAATAAATTCTAGGAAACAAGCAATACAAGTTGTCAAACCAGATTTAATAGAAGATTTTGTAGCAACTTATGGAGAGATATTGAAGAAAGGAAAAATAACCACAACTGCGGGTGGAACGTCAGATATAAACATGTAATAAAAAAGACCCCCGAAGGAGTCTGTAAGTTCCGATAGTAGAGACCGCACGAAAGGTCTCTTTTTTATTTAGTCGTCTTTTGCTAGTTGAGCAAAGTACGATAACGTATCCGTTTCTTCATTTACTGATGCAGGAGCAGAAGCAACAGGTGCGGGAGTAGATTCTACTTCTTCACCAAATGTTTCTTCATCAACTGGTTTTGAATAGTTACCCTTTAAAGTGCTCTCAAGTCTAAACTTAAGATCTTCATAGGACTTAAACTGATCATCAGCAGTGAATGATGCTAGACTATGTTCTTCTTTCCATAATGCTTCCAACTCTTTGTCGTTGAAACCACCTAATACAGATGTTTCTGCAAACTCAGACTTGTCATAGTTCCAGAATCCTGCGACTCTAGTGATCTTTAACTTAAAGTCTGCACCTTTCCAGAAGTCAAATGGATTTACTGGTGTCTCATCTTCAAATGCGGGTTGCATTGATTCCATAATCTTATCAAATATTTTCTTACCATATCTGTATAAGAAAACTCTGCCTTCGTTGGCAGGATTTGCACTATCTTTTACAACGTAGATGTTGCTATAATAGTTTAACTTACGCTTTTGCTTGCGTGCCTGATCTCTTTGTGGAGATCCTTCTGCTCCTGCGTTCCATAGTTCTCTGTTGAGATCGGAAACAGGATCTTTTTTACCTAAAGTTGTAAGAGAGTTCTCTATGTACCATCCACCTGGTCCTTGGAAGGCATGACTCCAAACTTGTGCCCATGGAAGGTCTTCTCCATCGGGTGCAGGGAGAAATCTGATTACAGCGTAACCATTTCCTGCTTTGTCCACCTCTGGTTTCCAGAGACGCTCATCAGGACCTGCTTTTGTTTCTGTCTTGTTGAGATTTTCTGCTTTAGAAAGTAAGTCTTGAAAATTAGACTTCTTTAATGCACTAAATGACATGTGTATTCCTCGTATTTACGTATTGTGTGTATTCATGACAAAAAAGGGGGGAGGTTGGATTACTGTGTACCAACAAAAGAAAGGGCATTACTACAGTGTAAAATTACTTTCCTTGCCTGAGACCCGACTGGTAAGTCGATTCTGACTCGCATCAGCAGCACCACCTGTGTCTCATCACCTTAACTAGCGGTTGCCAGTAAGTTTATTCAGTCACTCCCAGTATTAGAACCGTCGTCCTAATACACTATTTATTATAGCAGAATAAAAATGATTTGACAAGCTTTTCTGCTCCTCTCCAAATATACCTTTTAGATACCCTCCAACAGGGTCTAGACGTGTCATGTAAGT